TATGATCTTAAAGGCATATTCAAAATTTGATTTGTAAATTGTCTATTATAAGCTAATCTTTGATCTTCAATACTATAGACAGCGTTTTCATAATTAATATCTGTATTATTAAAAGCTCTACCTTCATTACGATCTATATCTCCAATAAGAGTAGTAAACACATTACCCCCAAGACCTCTTTCAAATAATAATACTTTTGCTTTACCTTTTGCTTTTTTAGCTGCTAAAGATATTTTAAATTTTTCAGCAGCAGATTTATCGTACTCAACGCCTTTTTTCTTTTGAAGTGATATATCTTTATAAATAGCTTCATCTCTTGTTCTTTTAGCTGCTGCGTATGTGTTTTGATTTACTTGGTTAGCGTAGGCTCTATCCGCTTTATATTGTTGATACGAACTTGCGACTTGCAAAGCTGCGTAAGCATAATAATTACACATATTTCTTTATTCTTATAAATTCATAAAATTTAACGTTATCTATATATCTCTCATTGATTATTTTAAACCCACACCATTTAATCCATCGTAAATGAATTTCATTACGACTATCTATAAAATTCCAAAGAATAGGGTATAGGTTTTGCATTTCTTCTACTCGTTTTCTTGATTGACGAGCAAAGGGAATTCTTATTTCTAAAAATCTATTTGTACCTAATAAAAATGGACTACCTACTTTATTAAATTCAGTAGGAGCTACTCCATACATAGCTATAAGATTTCCATCTTTAACAACTGATTTACAATATTTAGAAATTCTAAATCCTCTAGTAATTGGTTTAATGGGGTCTTCTTTACTTATTATAACTACTTCATCAAAATCTGGTTTTCTTAAATTGTCAGCTAATTCTTTACAATCGGTTTCTATTGAATCTCTTTCTATTATCATTTAAAAAATTATATGGATTACTAAATACAACGTAATAAACACAAACATAGACACCAACATTTTATCATATTGGAAGTTGTGCATCACGCAATCATTCTTGCTGATAATATAGCAAAGATTCCTGTCCATTCTGCCGATAAGAAATTACAAGGTAAATAACTATTATTTTGAACATCAATAGTTACATCTTGATTTCTACATTGTATAGGAATAGCAAAATCTCCACTTTCTAAATTAGGCGTTCCTAAAGTAAATGTACCAGAACCTAATATTTGTCCAGTAAATTTATAAACACCAGCAGTTCTAGCTTTAGGAGCTATCGTTACTTCAAAATAACCACTATCGCCATATATTAAAGCTAATTTCTTTAATTGTAATCTACCTGAATTAATAGTTGTTGAAGTTCCTGTAGCTTTTTGTTCTCTAGTATAAAATTTAGAAAACTCATATTTAAAATTATATTTTCTACCAATAAAACAAGGATAAGCAGAGTGGTCTCCTAACGCTGTAATACTTGTACTACTCGCTTGTGTAATAGTAAGATTCCTACCTCTTTTATTAACGTCCCAAGAACCATTATAAACTACTTCCATAGAGCTAGTTTCAGGGTAAGGAACTGTCCAAGTTGTTAAATCAGTACCACTACTATAAACACCCGTTACACTTGTTTTTCTATCTAATAAAACTGGAAAACTTAAATTTGTATCAGCTTCATTAGATTTCATATTCATTTTTTCTAAATATGTTCCGTCAGCTCTTTTAATAACTAAATAAGCAAGATTTTGAATTATATCTAAATCTAACACTACATCAGCACTATCTAATATATAAGTTGACCAGCTTCTTTGTAATGCCTTTTGATTTGCGTCAAAATAATATTTATAAACATAAATTATATTTCTATTTGTAGCTGACAATGCGTATAAAGTATTTTCTCCTGATGAACCTTTTAAAGAAAATATATTTCCAGTTATATATCGAGGAATATTAATTGTAGTATCGGTAGCGTCTTTTACTTCACTATCACTAGATATATAATATTCTTTAACACCACTATAAGTACCCCTAGAAAAACCAAAATAAATATTCTGACCAAGACCTACTGGTTTAGCTGTATCTGATATTTCATATTCAGTAGCTTGGTTGATTGAAACTGTTTTAGCTGTAAGAGTTTCTTCTGGTTTTAATATAAACTGTGATTGATCTGAAAATAATATTAATTCTTCATTAAACGGAATTCCATATTTAAGCATAGAAACTTTATTATGACTTACTGCAATATCAACTGGATCATCATCTTGAGTTGTTGTTACTGTTGTATAATAAAATTTAAAGAATTCACCTGCTTTAGAAAATACAACATTTTCATCAGCACAAAATCCTAATCTATTTCTATAAAAGAAAATATCTTTAATTTTAGAACCTATAAAAGAAGGATCAGGAGAAGTAATTGTATCTCCTACAATTCTAGCTCCCCATTCAGGATCATCATAAGATATTCCTCCAATAGTATAAGTACCGCCATCACAAGGAGTAAATCTAAAATTACCATCTGCCGTTCTAATTAAAACGTGAGGCATTTTAGATGAATCTATAGTATTATCCAAACCATCTTTAACTGTTTCTACCCAAGCTGATCCGTCCCAATTAACCCAATAATTATCAAAATCAGTTCCATCATCTCCAGTTATCTCAACTAGAAAACCTGTAAATCCAACATAAGGTAAATCAGAAAAGTTTTGAGTTTTATCTTTTATTTGTATTAAACCGTCTCCACCTAAACCATCTGAAACTGTTGAAGTAAATGTACCAGTATTTTTCGAAACGTGTATTACTGATCCATCTCTAGCAATTGTATAACCACTTAAACTAGCTACTAAATCATTATATAATTCTGTTGCTATATTATCTGTAGTAATAGAACTTGCGTTACCAGCACTAGAATTATCTAAAGTTTCATAACTCGCTACATTTGATCCATCAATATCTATTTTATAAGTAGTTTTATATTGACCATTTTTAACATAATATATCGCCTCATCAGGTCGAGAAGCTGCTGTTGTTCCTGATTTAGCTACTACTGTATTTTTATTTACTATAAAAGTATAATCAGCAACCGTAATACAATTAATATCTGTATTAGGAGATGTTGTAGTTAAATAAGTTAATCCAGAAGGAGACACTACTGTTTTTTCAGTACCATCTAAATCATAGACTTTCATTCCAGCATTTGTAATTAATACGACATACTGTTCAGTTGTATCTCTGTTTATTAAATGCACTTTTACATTAGTATCTGTAGCTGCACTTAATTTTTTTATATGTTCTGTTGGGGGTCGCTTTCCTAAACCAAAGACAACATCTGATAAACCATTTTCTTGTACAGCAGATTGATTAGGTAATCTTACTGTATCGGGCTGTTGGGAAATCCCGTTTAATAAATTTTGAATACTTGATGAAACTAATCTTGCCATACATTACGTTTGTGATTTTTTAGGTTGATAATTAAGTCGGTCAACTGCACTATAAACATCATAGTTATCAAAAATACTATGATCTCTAGTATCTCCTTCCATCTCTTTCAATACAGAAAGAGCTTGTATTTCGTCAGTTTGGTGGAATTTATGTAAAGTATCTGAAGCTAACATTCTATCTTGAAATATTCTTGATGCTCTTATTGTTATATATCTTCTAGCTGCTTCAGGTATTTCAGTAAAATCTAAAAACCAAACAATATCTACATAAACTTTTTCATCAGTTATAGTATAAGTGTGATTAGCTCTATCCCATAATTTTCTAGCACGTTCTACATAATCTTTATTATTGGATTTACCCATAGTATCAACTCGTAGGACGTTAGCTGCTAGAGCTATTTCGTTGGAAGTGTTGGGAGTGAGTACGTAATCTTTATCCCTATTGAAACTCCAACCGACACTTTGTACTTCTCGATTTACGTTATCAAGAATTTGTATCGCTATAGATACATCGGTTGTAGTTGATGAAGTTATTGAGTTGACTGGTGTTTCACCAATCGCAGTCATCATAACATTGACTGCTTCTAGTTTTGTCGTTGCTGTTAATGCCATTTTTTATAATTAAAGTTAATCAAAAGGCGAGATTAAGTCTCCCGCTTCTCGCCTAATGATAATAAAACAACGTAATAAATTACGAAGTCTTAATTTCGAAAGCTGCGTCAGGACGTAGAACTCCGTGTCCCATAGCGTATTTCGCTACAAGTAAAGTTCCTTGTCTTCTAACGTCATATTCCATTTCAACAGAAAGGTCGAGTAATTTTACTGTTCCCACTGCTGATTTGTGCCAAGCTACTGCAACAGAATTTGTATAGTCGCCACCTAACGTTCCATCAGAACCATCTAATACTCCAGATGTAATATTACTACCTGATGGTAGATTATTAGTTTTAACTATATGTATTCCTGCTACTTTTAATACTTCGCCTTCTGCATAAGCACCTTTTCCACCCCAGTCTCTATTTATCACATTAGTCGTTTGAGCTAATTGATAATAAGCTGCTGGACTAACTGCGATATACCTGTCGTTTTCTGGTATATTTCTTTCGTCCATCATTTGGGCTGCTTTAAAGATAGTCGCTGCCGCTGAAGTTCCACTTGTTTCGAAATCTGCGTCAGTTATATCCGCACCCACTACTTGTGGGTCTGCTGCTGCACTGTTTGAAGCATTTATTAGTTGTTGATAAACGTGCTTGTCCATAACTTGAGCCAAAGCATTTCCACACTCTTTTGAGTATATGCTTCTAACATCATAATGGTTCTTCGCTTCGTCTATCTTCGCAATAAATGTTGGAGCAATCAATAAACCTTGTATTGGAATTACTCTTTCATTATGCGTGATTGCAGTACCCGTGATTTCAGCCCCAGCAGTATGATATTCTGCTGTCGCTTTTCCCGTAACTGGGAATTGTGCTGACTGTCCGCTACTGATACTACGTACAACGTGCTTGTCTAATGTAGTTTGTGCATCTTCAAATGCAGTCAACACCTCACCAGCGAATACCTTTAAAAATAACGCTGTTGTTGAACCTGCACCTGCTGCTTGACCTAAATTTGATACTGTAGCATTTGCCATAGTTATCTCCTTTAATTTAGACTGTTATATGATTAACTTTATAAGTTCTATAAAAGTAGTATCAGTATTATCCTCCTCGAAGGGTAAAGTCTTATCTTTTACTTTTTTTAGGTGTAATCAATTAACCTAAATTCTATATAATAGTTGAACGAGCAAGTTTTTCTTCTACTTCTTTTCTAAACGCTGGGTCTTTCTCATATTTAGGATTAGACATATCAGCTTTAACTTGAGCCATACTTTCATAACGTATGCCAGTAGAAGCTGTTGCGTTTTCACCTGTCGTTAAATTTGGTTCTTTTGTATTAGATTGATACCTAGCCACCATACCTTTAATTGTATAAAGAGCTGTGTGGTTATCTCTTTCGATACCATCATTAAACATTTTAACTTCTTCAGGAGAAAGAGTATCTTTCACCCAAGAAATCATCTTTTCATAGTTTTCTTTTCCTCCAGCACTTTCATATGCTTCTTCTTCAAATTTTAATGAAACAGCTTTAATGCCTTCAATATAATTATCTACATATGATTTAGGTAATCCAGAGTTTTCAAGATTTTTATAAGTTTCATCACTTAACTTACCATTTTCTTCAAACTCTCCTTGTACTGCTGAAAAATCTATACCTTTTAAACCTTCTGGTTTTGCTTCTGCTTTAAGATCAGCAGGTTTAGATTCTTCTTTAGGAGTTCCTAACTTCTTTTCTAATTCTTGATAAGATTTAACTAATTCTTCTTGACTGTTAAATTTACCAAGTATCTTTTCTTTAGGAGTTTCTGGTTTTGTTTCTTCTACTTTCTTTTCAGTAGGTACGTTTTCCTCTCCTGTATTTACATCTAAAGTTTTTACAGCTTCAGATTTTTTAACCATAGAGTCAATATGCTCTTGGTTATCTTCTTGTCCTTCTACGGGTACTTGTATCGTATTATCCGTCATATTATCTATTCTCCTTAACTCTTTCTTTTTCTATTTCTTGTTCTCCCTTTACACTATCCCTTACCATACCCGCACCTTCTTTTGCTATTTGAGGAGCAACTTGAGCTTGTAATGCTTCTTGTTGAGCTGCTTGTTGTTCTGCTGCTAATTGTTCATCACTTTTAATTAGTCCTGCCATATCAACACCTAAACTTGTACCAATTCTTTTAATGTATTCACCTATATTTAAAGTAGATAAACCTGCCTCTCCAAAAGGAGCTATTTGTTGAACAAATGTATTTAATCTTTGTAAATCTGTACTTCTACCTAATGCTTCTAATCCTGTAACTATTTTAGGTCTTACCTGTCCTTTAGGTAATACTGGTAGTTTTTTCTTTTTCTCCATTTGAAACATTAATCTATTGATTAATGGTAATTGTAATTCTTGAGATAATAACGAGTAAAGACCACCTAAACTATCATCTAATTCTTGAGATACATATTCTATCTCTTTTGCTGTAACTCTTTCTGCATCTCTTTGAACAGAAGTATTCAACATAAAAGCAAACTGTAATCTATCTTGAATAAGTCTCATTGTTTGGAACGCAATATTAAAGTCAGCACCTTTATTCATTTGAAGTGTTGTTACATCTTCGGCATTTCCTTCTCGTATTGCACCATTAGGAGATTCAGATAAAGTTTTAAGTCTAGTTGTTCCATTAGGTTTAACTAAAAATAAAACTTTACTTGCTGCTGCTGAACCTTCTACAACAGCTCTATATAAACTTTCTAAAGAACGTAAGTCTCCAATATATTCTTCAATAAACCCTCTACCCCAATCTTCATTATCAATTGAAGTATATCTTAAAGGGATAAAAGGCGACTTATCTAAAGGGTAAGTCCCTTGACTATCAGGTAGGATTTTATCAACTACCTCTTGATGGACAAGCCACCTTTTATTATCACCAGATCGTCTAACATAAGTGTATATGTCAATCGTATCTTCATATGAAGAACGACTTTCTCCTTCCAGTAATTCTTTAATATCTTCTGAAGCTGAATTTGGACTTACTGTATCTTTAGTTATAATTTCTAAAACATTTCCTAACGCATCTCTTTTCATAACGTACCTATCTATATGGTACACTTTCATTTTAAGATCAGGTGTAATATATAAAAGTACATTACCAGCTACTATTAAATGTTTTAGAGCTTCGAATATTGCAGTTCTAAAATTATTAACTTCCATTTCATTCATTACTACTCTTTCGATGGAAGATAATGCTGCTTCAAATTCTCCCTTCATACCTGCTTGTCCTGTTATTTCAGCAAGAGTAAATTCATCTATAGCTAGACGAAAGAAAGGTGTATTTGGTGGAAGTAAAGCTAATAATAATTTACTAGCTAAATTGTTTGTTCCTCTCGCACCAATTCCTTGATACGGAGTATAAAGTTTTGTAGTGTTAGAATGAGCATCTCTTGGTACAAGCGAGGGAATTGTAAATTCACTACTATCTCTTGCTCTATCAAGAAAAGGTAATCTTAATTGTTCGAGTTGGCTATAACGCCCTTTGACTGATTGATTTGCCATTTTATCTATTAAGGTATGTTAGCTCCTGATCCGCCACCTAAAAATGCACTATCCAAAGGAATACGTAAAGCTCTCTTACCATATCTTCTTCTCGCTACCGCAGTGTTGATTCTACTTGCACTTCTCGGAGCTGATGGAGCTGTTTCTCGTATCTTTGTTCCCGCAGCATTTATTATAGTTGCTGGTGGAGCTGGTGTTGGTGGAGGAGGTGGAGGACTTGGCGAC